TCCTTGCCGCCTGAGAAAGCTAATGCCAGCATTAAAACGCCATTGCTCCTGCGCCCGCCAACCCTACAAGCCCTTGCATATTAGAATTAGCAGCACCCTGCTTGATGCCGTACAGGTCCATAGCCGCTTGGTTCTGGGCTTGAACGCCTTGGAACACGGGAGCCGCCGCAACATTAGAACCGCTATAGGCCTGGAACTGCGGGTTTTGAATTTGCGAACCTGACATGAGTGCCGTAACCTCATTGATAGGTTGGTTACGCAATGCCGTTTGTTGGGCCAAGGACTGTTGCAAAGCCGTGTTGCCAAACTGGCCACCCTGAAGGGCTTGGTTATAACCCTGAGCGTTTGCAGACATATCAAGGTTAAGACCCTGCAATGCGGCTTGCGTCAACAAATCGTTCTGCTGCTGACCTTGGGTACGCATGGCATTGTTGTATGCCTCGCTGCCAGGCGTAATGCCTTGGTTAGCAAGCTGCTGGGCCAATGCCTCTTCTTGCTGTTGAATCTGAGGCTGAAGCCTAGACATGATAGCCGCTTGGCCAGTCGTCCCTGCATTGACGGGCATAGCCGCAACGCCAGACATATCAAGGCCCGTTTGCAGATTGGGCAGGTTAGGATTGAAGCTTTGGCTTAAAGTGTTTTGTGCATTTCCAATGCCAATTTCACCAAGGTTGGCAAACTGGTTTTGAACGCGCTGTTGCGCCTCTAGCGTAGCTTGGGCTTGAGGCGTAAGCGTTTGGGTTACGGTGGCTTGAGGAAGACCCCCTGGCGCACCCGTATTAGACCAATTTACGGTTTGATTGCCGTATGGACTAATAATATTGGGATTGCTGATAACCGAAGACTGCGTTGCCGCCCTTTCGTTGGCAATACCTTGTTCCCGTGCAGCCCCAACGTAATCGGGCGCGGGGGGTGGGGATGGACTGTTTTTACCCATAACGATCTCCTAAAAACCTACAGTCGCCCTTAATCATGGTGTACAAGATTATATCACCATTTGGTTGACTATCTTTAATGCGTCCTTCTTCGGTAAAACCCATATTCTCAATAAGCTTAATGCTTTTTAGATTATGGCTTTCCACCGGAACAATTATCTTTTCCACATTACACACATTGAACGCATAATTAAAGATAGCGCCAACATATAGCCGAGTTAATCGGCCCTCTACAACAATGTGGCACATAATCGAGCGCCTATTCCAGTTTTCGTATATGACTCCTGCAATAAGCTTATTGTCTTTCATCAATCCAATAGCATTAGAGCGAGCAGCAAAATAACCAGAACCTAACTTTTCAGCGACCCAATGCCCGACAGATTCATTTGAAACAATCAAATGCCAGCCCATCCTTGTTGATACACCACGTCAGTAGAAGCCCACTGAACCTCAATGCCAGAACTTAGCGTCTTAACCTGCAAGCCGCCGCAATAGCCTATCCCGGTAATGCCAAGCCAAATATTAGAAACGCTGCTGTTAGCGCCCCATATATCTACGTCCCAAACTGCCGAGTCCCACCCTGCATACGCAGATGGCGTAAACGCAATAGGCGCGGTCGTGTCGGAAACATCAAAATCGATATTCATACCAACCGAAACACTAGGGCTGCCATTGGTATAAAAACTAGGCCGGGCGCGGGTAAAGTATTTCTTAACGCCTCGATTGCCAAAATAGTTAAACGCTTGGATGGTCTGGGTGGCGATGTTACTACCAGCGTCCGAATAGGTGTTGGTCCAAGCCTTGCCTACAAAGCCATTGCCGCCAAAGTACGGATTATCAAAAAACGATTCCCAGCAATATGCGCCCCAGCCCGTAAATCTGCACCAAGACTTTGTGATGGTGTTCATCACATATTGCTCTTGCTGATTATCGGCTACAGGGATATTGATCCAAACCGCATTGTTCTTAGCATTGTAATAGACTTCCCAGCCGACCGCAGCATGGTTGCCGCCGTAAGCCGTGGTTGCTTCCGTAATGGCCCCTTGAATCTTGTCAGAGAGGGCTATGCGGGGATCAAGCCTAGATGACTGCAAAGACCCCGCCATAGGCATAAGGCCGTCATACGTTAAAATGAGAAGGTCGCCGCCCCATTTAAGAGTGCTTCGAGCGCCAATGGGTGAACCTAGTTTCCAAACGCCAATAAGCGACCATGTAGCGGCGCTTGCCGGGTCCGTACCGCTATAAACAATAATTTCGCCTTCGCTTGTTACAAAGACAAGATTGTCGTCAACGCCATAGCCCGCATCAAGCGTCCAGGTATTAAGTTCAACAATGTGACCGCCAAAGCGAGCAATAGACGAAAGATCGGTTTCTTGGGCTGTACCGCCAACAGAATTAACGGGCAGGTACCAAGCCTTGAGCGTATTGCGATCAATAAACCAAACGCGATTCTTAAATAGGCAAATGTTGCCAAGGTTTGTAGTTGTAACGCCTAAAATTTTAATTGGGCCTGTAGAAGAAATACGCACCCAAGTTGCGCCATCATAAAGCAAAGGCTCGTCAGGCGCACCAGCATTAACCGCGTAAAGGTAACTGCCGCCAACGGTCGTTACGTTGATATAGTTCCAAATACCGCCAGCAAGCCCGGTAACTATTGCAGCACCCACCGCGCCGCCATTGCTAACATCGTATAGTTTACCCGTAGCCGTAATGGCAAAAAGTTTTGACGTTGTTCCGCCCGAATACGTCATCAGGGTTTGGACGTTTCCGTCTAGGCCCGTAGTATAACGATCATATCCGCCGCGCATCGTAAGGTTTGATACGGTTGGGAACATATTGATCATGGTTACGGCGTCTGCCGGGTCCATGTTTGCAAACGAATCCCGTGCGTTCCAGCCGCCTATGGGCGCAGGAAGCGATTGCACATTTGCAATAGTTTGTTGAACCATACGCCGGGTATCAGCCATGATTTAACGCCCGTATCCGCTATCAGGGATATTGTCGTAGCCAATAAGAATGTTTCCGGGCCTTGGGGCGAACGAAAGGTTGGCTGCACTGGTGTCCTGCGCCATAGACGTTTCAAGCTCTGTAAGATAATCTCTGTAAAGCGCCGTAGTATCAAAGCCCTTGGCTTGGAAATACTTTAGCTTGGTTGTCAAAACCATAACCCGATCTGGATAAATGCAGGTATCGGTATCAAGCGTAAAGCTGTTCTTTACGGCTCCGTCAGCGGCTCTTGCCCATCCCTTGCTACGGTATTCGTATCCAAGATATTCGTTGGTGGAATACCCTGGCCAGATTTGAAAATAATCGCCATAGAGACGCCACCGGATACGCGGCCCGGTGCTGATATAACCGCTAAGCAGCCATTCCCATTGCTGGGCGTTTTCAGGGCCAAGCATTTCCCAGTGTTTGGATTTGTCCCACTGAGTGCGAGGCACAATAGAATCATAATCATCTGGAAGCGCGTATTTTACTTTTTGGAAATAAATGGTGCCGCCAACAGCGGTTTCAGTCGAGAAGGTTGATGCCGTCACTTGCGTGGCAGAGTCAACGCTTTCGATAAATGTGGCGTTGGGAAAGCCCGTTCCTACAATCATGTAGGTGGTGTCAAGACCACTGGTACTTGGAATACCAGTGATCTGACGGGTTACGGTATCGTAGTTTCCGGTGGTTGTCGTATATTCCGTAAAGAAACTATTGGGCATTGTGAGTGCCCTCCAGTCGTTTTTACGCAATAGTTCATAACCACCAGCGTTCATCAATGCGAGTATTTGGATAACATCCTGATTGGTGTTCCCCGCGACCGAAACTGGCGTTGGGATACCAAGTTCATTAGTGACTTGCGTCACCAACTGGAGCATCGTACTCGACATGCGTTTCTTCCTTCTTTGGCCGTCCTGGCCTGCGAGCTTCTTCTGCCTTAGCGGCTTGAGGCAATTGAGCCATAAGCAGGGCCATTTGGGACTTTAGTTCATCAAGTTCGCTGCGGGTCTTTTCAAGTTCGGAATTGCTTTCGGTCTTATTCTTGGCCGAAAGATACATCCTAGCCCGTTCCCGCATACCAAAGCCACCCATGCCAACACGCTGCATTTGAGCGTCCGAAGCGGTAGCAATTTGTTCCACCGTTTGGAACTTAAGGATATGCATCTCTGACATTTGCATATGATTAAATTCTTCGGGTCGATCAGCGTTCCATTTTTCTAGTGGCGTACCGATAAAGGCAGCGCCTGCGTTCTTGGATTGAAAATGCAGCCATTGACGATGAAACCTAGTTTTGTGGTCATCCCGCAAAGGCTGTTCTACAATGTTTGTCTTGTCGCCTGGATTCATAATCCGAACAAAAATTGACCCCGGATAATCAGAGTCATAATTGTTTTCGTAAAACTCCACCATCATGAAGGAGTCGGCGTTAGAAACATCGCTATCCAAATTCATACATTATGCTCCGAGAAGGGAGACCCAGGCTGTATCGCTGGTTCCCCAGAAAACGCGACGCTTAGTAGTCGCAATAGCAACAGATGCAGCACCGTCAATGGTGGACCCGGTAGGTGGATAAACCGTCAAGGAACTTGCACCGTTATTGGCAACAACCATACTTGCGCCATTTTCGGTCTTTAGCAACTTAACGCCTGTAGATGCGGCGGTAGTGGCCACAACATTGTACGAGGTTTCAAGCTGAAGCGCGGTAGCGGCATTGGTGCCCGTGGCTGTAAGGCCGACTGTAGCCGATCCACAAATGGATTGCGTGGCAAGGGGGGAAATACCCGAACCCTGAACGCGAGAAGGAATAGTCATGTTAAACCCCTTTCCGAGGGAGATAAAAAACGGAAGGCAATCCCCAACGACTGCCCCCCGTTTATTATTACAGAGGCGACGTGGTCTTAGTGACCCAACCATACTCACCAGAAGCAAACGCCACAGGAGAAGTATAATTTCCAGCCGTATCAGTAACATTAAAGGATGCGTCAACCGTGCAAGTGCCAACGGCAACGGTTCCAGATGCTTTAACATAAACCCAAGTATCGTTCTGGTTGCCAAGAACGGGAGTGCCTACCGAAAAACTAGGGGTTGGATCGGTAGAACCAAAATTAACCCCAATAGTGGGGGTAGCAGCAAAAGTACTAGCCATGACTTAGATCCTTTCTTGTAAAAACATGGTTGTTTTGTTTAGCTTGATGTTGCTAACCGTGCTTTGATGAACGTTAAACATTTCAGCAATTTTTTGTTGAGAATATCTTTCAGCAAGAAGCTTTTTAATATTTTCAACGTCGGCATAAGTAAGCTTACTTTTGGTTCCCCGTCTACCCTTTGTGTCCATATCTAAAATATTGTCTTTGCAGTTTCCCAAAAATAAATGGTCTACATTAACACATTTTCTATTGTCACATCGGTGAAGAACCCACTTACCCTTTGAAATTGGCTCAACAAATAACTCGTATGAAACCCTATGCGCTACGTCTTGTTTTCCCCTAAAGTAAAACTTTCCGTAACCGCCTCTGTTTTTCGTACCTTGCCATTCTATGCAACCATTTTCTACCAATTTTACCTTTGCTAGAAACCGTTCTTTTTCATCCGACTTCGGTCTTCCGATTGACATATATGCCTCCTATGAATTACAAGGAAACATATATATCAAATCGTAATTTTATGCAATCAGGCTATCAAAACTCCCTGGAACTGAGAACCGGAGCAGGTCAAGTTACCCGCCCAGCCGATCAGTTTCACAATGGCGTCTTGGTTGACGGCTTGGCGCTCGCCGCCGATTGGAACGAAGTTACGGTCAACGTGTGGCCGGAACATCAGGTACTTGGTATTCAAGAAGAACATATGGTTTGCGGTAGCGGCAGCGCCGATACCACCATCAAGCACAACGTCCGAAGCCATACCAGCGCCGTAATACTTCAGCGAAGCAAAGCCAGCACCAGCGGCAGTCGAACCGGAGTCCGAAATACGCTGAATGGATTGCAAGGATTGCAGATACAACTTGTAGAAATTGCTATCGGCAACAATCAGGTCAGGCTTGTCGGTACCACGGATCAGTTGAACCGCGAGCGAGTCCATATAGGCTTGAATGTTGGAAGCGTTGACCGCCGAACCACCATCGGTAACGCCGGAATACTTAACCGAGCGCCAGAAGGAGAAGGAAGCGCGGTTGATGCCACCGTAGGTGCCGCTGCCAGGAGCATCAGGAACAGCCGCAGCCAGACCCGTGATGTTCTTGCCGCTGTTGCCCGTGCCGTCGCCGTAAATGTCGCTACCGATACGGTTGGCGAGTTGGGCTTCAGCCACGTTCATGCGACCGTCAAGCAGGTCAATAATGGCTTCCTTGCCGCTGTTTTGAATCATTTCCAGACCGGAAATGGTAACAGCAGAAGCATATTGAGTAATGCTGAATTGGGCCGCCGAGATTGGCGAGTTTTGCGACACGTTCAACACTTCATAGCCAGAATAACTATTGGTGTTGTTGGTCGTGGAATCGTTGTACATGATTTCTTGCAAAATCACGTTACCACCGGAGAACGTCTTGACGTTACCACGGTCCTTAAGACGGCGGAGCAAGGCGTTGTTGTTCGTTACGTTGTCAGCGAGTTCACCACTGCGGCTTTGGATATTAGTCGCAATGATGTCGCTGATCGAGGAATTGGCGAAAGCCATACTAATCTCTCCCAGTTAAATCAAAGACGATCATTCATACCGTCGAATTGTTCGAGCAGCATTGATCGTCTGTCTTGCGCTTTGGTAGCCGTGGGAACTCCTGGTGTGGAACTTCTAACGCTGACCGCTGCTGCCTTAGCCGCTTTCGCAGCCCGATTGGCCGAGTCCCTTCTTTCACTTTCCAGTTTGGCTTGTTGGCTTTGCTGAATTTCAGAAAAAAGATTGTCGTCAAGGCGGATAGCCTTTTCATAGGCTTCTTCTAGAGTGTTGACAATACCGTTTTGAAGAAGTTGGATCATAGTTGGTCGCACTTCTTCAAAATATTCTGCTTTTTGTGCAAATTGATCAATTTGGCCAAGCAGACTTTGATTTTCGGCTTCTTCGCGTTGTTGCTTCCAGCCAGAAACTTCGCCACGGATATTATTAAGTTCGTTTTGAAGCGCGATGACCTTTGGGTCAATTGGACCCGTTTGAAGCGGCGCTACGCCGTTTAAATCAACGCCGTAATTGTTGGCCAGCATAGCCATATAGGATCGTTTTTCTTCTGGGTTGCCAAATCGCAAAACGCGATCCGCCTCCATAAGACCTTTAATGGCGTCAACAGGGTTAGAATTATTGCCGCGAATAGTGTCCATATATGGCTCAAATGCCTTTTGCATTTGATCGGCATACTGGGCCTTGGTGATAAGGGGTTCAACGCCCTTTCGCATTTCTT